AGGTTCACTGCGCTAGACTTAATTGCAGTGTCAACCTCAACATCTTTTTGAAGCTGATAAAGCTTTACCTCACGATTACTAGCCTCGGCAAGAATTGCCCTGCCTTGGTTAGAAATCGTATTGGCTAAAGCTGCGGCCTGGTCTGCACTGTATTGCCCAAGCTTTCCAGAATACTGTTGTGCCAAGGCAGTAATGGATTCCTTGGCGACATTCATTGACATCTGGCCGGTCTTAACAAGACCAGTTATTTCGGCCATTTCTACTTGGGCTTCCATCTCAAAATCAGACCGCATTTGGATGGCAAGCAGCTTGTTTTCTTGCTCTCGTTGTTTCTGAACTGCGCCAAAGGCAAATTCTGAAATACGGGTTAAGGCATCACCAATGGTCTGTTGCTGTTTGCTCTGTTCCCGAATGTTGGCAAAATCCATGCGGGGGATATCTGCCGAGATCAGGCCAGATTCTTGGAAACGTGGAAGGCGTGCCATTATTGGCCCCCGAGCGTCATGGGTGACGGAAAGCTTCTGTTCTCAACCGGGGCCGGTGCCTGAGTTGAGCCTCCATATAATGCGGCGGCCGTGCCAAGCTTGGTAACAGCGCTGAAGTAGGCGGTCCGTTTTGCGGTAGCTCCAGCCTCTCGATACACCTCGGCCTGGAAGGTTCCGCTCCTGATGGCCGCATCTGCGTCTTCCAGTAGGCGGGCATACTCTCGGCCGGCCACGGTATCGTTAGCCGCACGCACAATGTCCGGGCTACCAGAGAATGGGTCCACGCCACCGGCGTAAGCTCTAGCTGCAATGGCCGCATTAGCCTGCATTCTGCGACGCAGAACATCGTTAGACCTCTGGCCGTACTGAATGGCCCTGCGCTGGCTCTCGACCTCGGTCTGCTGGGCCTGTAGGTTGTACTGGCGCTGCTGGGCCTTGCCGGCTTCTATGTCGCCAACAGCACCGACTACAGCAGAAACAATTGCAATGGCTTCCATGTCTTATGTCCCCGGATAAGTGCTGATTTTGTATTCCAATCCCAGCAGAATCATTTTAAGAGGGATATCTTGCTCAATGGTGATCTTTCCCTCCTCTGAATAGCCAAGAATCCCAGGCAGGGTCTTGGTGCCGGTAAACTCTGGCACCTCCTCGTCGAGCACATTCGGGTCATCCAGCGAGCGAAACGGCACATTGGTGCCATTGATGATTAGGTGCTGGGTGTCCTTAACAAATACGTTAACTTCTACGATCCGCTTCTTGAACCCCAGCCGGGTGCCGGCAGATATCTTGAGGTCGGCAGGCATGGTCACCACCTTGACCGCATAGTCCAGGCCGATCTGATATGAGCTCGCAGCTGCTCTGTCAAACGTCACCGTGCCGCCCGCGGCCACCGTCTGGTTGGCCTGCACCGCACCGTCCAGAATAATGTCCACGCTCTTGCCCACCAGGTGAGCAGCCGAGCCAGACGATCCAGCCCCACCAGTCACGGCAGAGTCTGTAGTCAGTGCATCATCGAACCGCTCGACGTAGTAAACCGTGGCGCTGTTGACCGTGCGCTTGACTACCGTGTAGATGGTGCTGATATCCACGCCCACGTCCACAAACTCGCCATCTGTACTGAACTCAGATGGGGCAATGACGTTCTGGGCCCGCAGCAGCGAGAAGGCTGCAATCGTGCCGTCTGTGCCATTGGTGATTAGCAGCAGGTCATTCTCGTCTGTAGCCACCGAGCGGCGCAGGGCCATGCGGGTGGGGCCACGCAACAGGTGGCCAGAGAGCAGAGATATCTTGCTGGTGACGTAAGTCAGCTGCACGTCGGTAAAGGCAAACTCGTTCAGGCTCTTGCCCTGGCGTTGCACAAACAGCGTACCAGACTCTAGCTGCTGGACCCGGATGCCTTCCTGGCTGCCATTGCGGGTCGTAGACTTGATAAAGAAGTTGTCAGGGGTGATTGGCTGGAGGCCTTCCTGGGGGCAGTAGAACTCGCCACCTGTTGTAAATACCTGAAGGTCTCGGCCCGCCTGGATATCTGTGATTGCGTTGAATGTATTGGTGTCCAGCGTGGCTTCGACGGCATCGTCATCCAATCCCTCTGTGGCCTCAAAGTCAAAGAAGAGGCCGACCTTAGAACCCCAGACCGTAGACGGCCGAGCCCGTGAACCACCAAAGTAAAGCCGGCCCTCATGGAACGTGACCGACCTGGGGTATCCCCTAGTGTTTGACCAGACCGCCTCGTAGCCAGTCTCGAGCTCCCAGTCATTGTTGGCAATGGCCGCAGTGCTAAAGAATGGAAACTCGGTAATGGCCTGCACCACCGTGCTGCTGGTGAACTGCACAATCTTGGCCCGACCCTGTGGGCTGGCATTGATGTACTGGCCAACCGAGGCGGCACTGAAAGGCGTGCCGGTGGAGGCCGTAAGGGTCACCTTGCCAGACACGGCCGACGGGGTTAGGGTGCCGGCAGGGTTGCTGGCAGTGATCGTGAATGCGTACTTAGGCGTGGAATCAAAGGTGATGACCGAGCCCGTCCAGTCCGAGTCTGTGGCCCCCCGCACAATCTTGATCGGCGGGATGTTCTCTTGCACCACAATTAGCGTGTCGGCCGACTGCGTCCAGCCCAGCGTAGCAAGCCTGGCACCAGTCAGGCCCAGGCTTGAGGTGTCTAGGTAGTCAATCGAGCCACCATTAAAATCCAGAACCTGTGCCCCGTTCTTGAACACATACATCCGATTATGGGTGAAGCACAGCATATAGCTGTCACTGGTGCTGAACTCAAAGGGCACCAGGCGCACACCATTGGCTGCAGACTCTGCGCCACTGTTGGGCAGGTCAAGCACATAGCGCAGGCCAGGACGGCGACGCACGCCACCCTGGGGCTGCACCACCACATTGGTGGCCTCTTCTAATGCGTTGCCGTAGGCAGGCAGGTCAACCCGCGCCCGAAGGAGCGGGTCCATCTCCCCTGTTGAGAAGTTGGTCTGGATCGAGACAAATCGTGTCACTGTCTGACCGCAATCAGGGCAAAGTCATCAATGTAGTTGGTGGGCTGGCCCTGGCCATCCATCTGGATAGCAGTCCTCATGTAGCCGCCCCGGCCGTTCTCGGACGGCGAGCCAACGGCTACGCCCTGCCAGTATTGAGCCTTTGAGTCCTGATCGGTGATCGGGTAGGCCAGGTGCCAGGCCATCATGTACTTGAGCAGCTGCACAAAGTAGACCGGCATCTCAAACTCTTGCACCGAATACTGGTAGTCAATCCAGACCTCTTCGTAGTCGGTCAGCAGCTTGTCTTGAAATATGCGGTACTCTTTGCTCGGCCGCTGGCCAGGCGAGGCAGAGGTGAAGATGGCCCTCGGTGGCCCGAGCCGGTCACCCGGCAGCTGGTACTCGTAACGGTATTCTGTGGTGGGAGTGGTCACCAACTTACTGAGCTTGACCTTCTTAAAGGAGAAGCTCCAGGGGTAGACCAGCAGGGCCTGATCTCGCAGGTCCGAGTAAAGCCGGTCAGAGATGTTGGCTGCGTCTGTGCCCTCGTTAAAACTGGAGATGGCATTGGCACCCAGCATGAGCAGAGCATCGGAGCAGATTGATAGTGCGGAATCACCGGCGGCCATTTTGTAGTCCTTTAGGCAATAAGGGTATGTCTAACAGTTGGCGAGATATCTGGCAATGGGTTCACCGAGGATATTCCTCGTTTTGCCAGACATTGAGAAGATTCCTTCTGTTTTTCCATCTTCCTGGTGCTTCTTGAGTATGCGCACCCAGTTGTCAATCTGGTCTGATCTGGCGTATCCATCGTTTTGGCTGAACTTGTTGGGGTATCCAGGGACATAGGTTTTGTCGGTATTGGTCAGTCCAATGCCAACCATGATCACCTCATCAAACCCCATGCCGTGCCGGGCCCATAGTGCGCCAGCCACGCCCGAGCTGCCAACCGCAAAGCTCAATGACGGCCAGATATAGTCAATGGACTCGTATGCTTCCTTCTTGTAGGGTATGTGCCAGACCGTGCCTTTGGCCGTCTGCAAGGCTTTGGGCCTGGCGTGCACAATGATTGGCCGGTTAACTGCGGCCCTAATCTTCAATGTCATTTCGCCATGCTGGGTCCAGATATGCTCAATCTCTGGCACCAGGCTGGCAGCGTACTTGACCCCCAGGATGGTGGCATCTGGGCGCAGCTTGCGAGCTGCTTCTAAGTCTTCAAAAAGAGAAGGGGATGCGCCACAAATAATGGCGCACCCCCTGTGCTTCACTGCATACTCAACTGGCAATTAGTCGGAATCGATAGTGCCAATTGCAGTCATGTTGCTGGTATCAACGACACCAGCGGAGTTGGAAAGAACCACACAGAACCCGTAGGTGGGGACACTGTCTGCGTCTGCGAAGACGTAGATCATGTCGCCAACCTCGAGGGTATCTGCGAGATCATCAAAGTAGCCAGAACCATCCACTTCGGTGGCCAGGTCATTGGTCTTGTAAGCATAGACCGAAGGAGCCTGTCCCCGCTTGGCAGCACTGACAGTGGTAAAGCCGGTAGCAGAAAACGCCATGTCAATTCTCCTTAAGCGTCAGTGGTTTGGATTTCGACGATACCCTCTGCGTCGATGGCAATCGCACCGGCCGAGAACACTGCATTGACCAAGAAGGAAGTCTTCTCGGGGATGTAGTTGATCTCAGTGCGGGGAGCGATACCCTCGGCGTAGCCGACAGCGTCACGATGGAACGCCCAGAGCTTGCGCTCAGAGTTGGCGATGGGCAGGCCGCCTTCGGCACGGTCACCCAGAGTGTGAAAGGTAAAGCCCAAGAAAGTATTGAGCTCACCAGACACCAGGGCACGCACCGTGTTGAAGTCTGCCGAGGTAACGGCAGTCTCAGCAAGCAGCGAGGCCAGGCTGTTGGCGTGGATGATCATGTGCCGGTTGTCCATCGGGACATTGTTCTTGTCCAGAAGGCGCTTGGCAGCACGAAGCTTTGCCACGTTCAGGCCAGAGTCTGTGCCACCCTCGTCCTCGGTCACCGTGTTAGCGGTGGAAGAGGCAGCCAGGGCATCAAGGATGATCTGGTCTTGGCGGCGGCCGATAGCGTTGGCAACCACTTGGACCAGCTCTTGGCGCTCGTCAAAGTTGACCTTGGCCTGATTGAAGATGTCGCTGTACTCAGCGGCATTCCAGTCTTGCAGGGTGGCGGTCACATTGCTGAACGACACATTGAGAGGCGTAACGTCGGACTGGGGAACACGCACGGTGGCGACACCCTTGCCGACTTTCGGGAACTTAACGGTAGAACCTTCGACTCCACGACGCTGACGAACCGCACCGACCAACTGGGCTTTCGCCTGATAGGCCTGCTTAACCTCGGCATCGAAGAGCGTGATAAATGCTGGTGAAAGCGTAGACATCACAGTCTCCTAATAAAATTGAAAAAGGTTGGTTGTCGCATCGGTTAGCCGGTGATCTGGGCCTAGCTTGCACCTTACGGGTACCACTCGTCTGCATCCGCAGCGGCAGGGGTCAGATATCTGATTAGCCCTAATGGTTTTCTAAGGGTTTTGTCTGAGGAATGCAAGGGGATAAAAAAACCCAGGGCACAAGGCCCTGGGCAACCCCTTCAGCAAAAGGGGGAGGAGAAGAGAGAATGAAGCAACAGCGGTTTAATGCTAACCGAAGTTCTGCAAAAATAGTTTCTCTACTTTTGCCCTGTATGCCGGGTCGGTCTGGTACTTAGGATCACCCACCATGGCATAGAGCTCATCCTTGCTGGGCGCTCCCTCAATGGGCACAGACTCCTTGGGAATGCGGGTGCCCTCGTAGGTTTCCCGAAGCTTGGACAGGGCCAGGATGCCCTTGGCCGTGCCACCCATGACCTTGAACTCCTCAAAGTCATCCTTGCCCCAGATGCCCTTGCGCACCAGGCCACGGGCCCAGTCGGTCATGCCGTTGATGATTGCATCTGCGTTGGGACCGAGCGCTGCCTTTTCCTCGGCAATGCTGCGTTGCATCTGCACCTGCTGGTCACCACCCATGGCCACCACGTCACCGACAAGCTTGTCGAATGCAGCCTGGCTGATGCCGTACTCCTTGGCCCACCCCAGGACATGGCTGCGCACCGGGTCGTCTTCGGGGATATCTCCAAAGACTGCCGTGTCGTATTTACCGTCCTCTGGTGGTTTGTGCTTGCCCTGGCTGATCTGCTTGCGCAAATCCATCCAGCTCTTGGCAATGCCCTCCAGATCAGGCTCAGAGTTGTCTTTCTTCCAAAAGTTCTCTGGCCACCAATCTGGGCGCTCCAGTGGCTCATCATCCTCGGGTGCCACCTTATGCTCAATCTCGGTGGCGACTGGGTTCTGCTGACCCTCATTTTCATCGGTAATGGTGGCCGAATCCAATAGGCCAGCATCGCTGCTGGGTTGGTTTTCTTGCGTTTCCATTAAATCTTCCTTGCTAG